TATAACCACGCAAACAGTTTTATAAAAGTCATCACGCAGTTTTATAAAACTCGAATAATTTAACAGGCATTTAAAAGAACTTTTTTGACGTATTAAACGCCATCATCTCAACCCAGTATAGCGGCTTATTTGAGCTTCCCTTGCCTTCGTTGCCCGTGCTATTTGGTTCACTCCATTCATCGTGATTTCATAATTCAAACGGTCTTTAATCAGTGCCTTTGTCTGCCGTTCGAGAGCACGGACAAGCCCAGATGTATCCATTGTACTTTGAGCTGATTGTGCGGAGCTACTCGCACTATAAAGGCTATTCAAGCGTGAGTGAACTTGGTTCGTCGGCACCACTTCCTCACCTCCCCTAAAACGCACTAATTCGGGGCCTTTCTCACCAACCCAAGAGTAACCCGGGGGAGCCGATAGAGTTCCTTCCGCAAAACCTATAAGTGAAAATATTCCGCCAAACGCTTGCTTTACCAACGCCTGTATAACAAACTGCATCAAAGCCTGACCAAACGCTGACGCTACATTACCAAGAATATCACTAAATGACTGACCACCCTGAAGAATCGCTGATGATAACTGTTCTGAAAACAGATCGACTGAAGATTCATAAGCCGCAACCGTTTTTGCTTCAAATTTTTCCGCGAAATTATCCAAAGCCTCATCACTCTCTTTTTTTACCTCTTTAAAAGTCGTCGGCTTATCATTTTCCCCTTTCTTCCCCTTACCACGGTTCGCTATATCATACTGTTTATCCGAAATCTGACCCATCAACGCGGAATCTTCTTTTGAGAACCCCGCTTGGGTCTGCAGGAGTGTCATATTCTCTTTCGTGAGTTTCTGACCACTCTTCATCTTTTGGATGATAGCCTGAAATTGATCTACAACAGTTTGATTGATTGCTGTTTTCGTCTTCTCTTGGAGATCCTCTATCATTTCAGCATATTTCTCCCCAAGAGCACCGGAGTTGATCTTTGCTGTTACAGCCTCAACATCCGCTTTCGTCTTGATCTGCATCTGCTCAACATCGCTCATGATACTTGCATAGATCGAAGTCTGCGCAGCCTCAATCCTCTCTTGCTCTTTATCTTCTTCTGCTCGAAGTTTCTCCTGAGTAGCAGCTAATCTTCTTTCTGCTGCTTCTGCTTTTTTATCTGCGGATTCCTCGCTTTTACCTAACTTTTCCTCCGCGATAACCTTTTGATGAGTTCTTTCTGCCCTAGCAATAGCCAATTGCCGCAGCAACTTCGCTTGTGTAATTTCCGATTCAGTTGGTGCCGCCATTCCAAGGTTCTCAGCATATTCTAACCATATCTTCGCATCAACGGTTGATTTACCGAGTTTCATTGATTTTATTCGGTCATACATCTGTTTATTTAACTCCTGAATAGCTGCCTCATACGCATCAGTTTGCGCCTGTATTCTTGAGTAATCCCCTGTAAAAGCAGCCTTCAGTGACGCCCCATAATCTCCATAACCTGGACCCTTCTTTATAATCGCATCTCTTTTCTCTGCACGCCTTACATCATTCAGCTTTGTTACAATATCCTCAATCTTAATCGCAACCGCAGCAAGAGCTGATAGACCAATAACCCGAACATCAACATCGATTCTGGAGTTTTTTTCAATATCATCTATCTTATTTTTGAGGCCATCCACCTTATCCCCGGCGCCTCCAATCGCCTGTACCAGTTTATCCCCGAACGCAATCGCCAATGACGTTACAGCCGTTACAGCCATCATAATCCCCATCGGGCCGGTCATTGCACTCAAGAGCGCCTGAAATGTTGCTTTTACCGAGTTATTTTGCGATCTCAAGCGGCCCCAACTCTCCATCAACATATCGACGTTGTTGGCAATACCCTGAATGCCATAAGGCATATCCGATATAACACGGCTAACATTCATCGCCGTGTTCTGGGCGTCCGTATTTGCAGTACTCAGCCGCTTGATCGGCTGCTCCAGCTCTTGTATTGCTCTTCCGTATGCCTTTGCTTTTGTGGTCGTTTCCTCAAAAGCCTTACTCCCAACATCCATTGTCGCGAGCTTTGCATTAAGCTTCTCAGCATCAGCCTTCAGGTCTCCAAGAGAGGATTGAGCCAAAGAGCTGTCGCCAGTGATTTTAACGAGCAGCTCAAACATTTCATTGGTTGCTGCCATATCAGTTTCCTCCGGAGATTATACTTTGTAAAATTGAGATAGCACGCCACTCTTCAACTTGATTTAAAGGTGTCGTTACAAGATCATTAAAAGAGCCAAAGCCCTTCTGGGCAAGGTCAGCACAGAATACCTTGTATTTCTCGGTGATCGTCAGCATACGGAAGGTTTGCGATTTGACCTGTGCGAACTCTTTTTGAGCATCAGAGATGTATCGCTGGGCGACACTGTCGGCACCGCTTGCTGCGGCATAAGCTTTAGCGTTACATCGATGGTGCCCGCCCGGACATGAAAGTAGATAAAAAAACCCTGCAGGAGCGCTCCAAGCTCCAGACCGGTTACTTTGTCAACATCAAGATCGTCAGGCACAACCTGCAACACCTGCCTGCAAAGCTGCTCAACCTTCGCGTTATCGCCATCAAAGCGCACCATCAGGAGTTTCCGGACACGGCTGTCTGTCGACGGGTTACTCTCCCATAGATCGAACCCGATAAGATCATTGACCGCCTCCATCCGAGCGACGGTTGGCTCTGCAAAATTCACGGTTGACCCGGCAATAACGAGCGGCGCCTGGATCATTGTAAGGTAGTCGCTCCGTGTGAGTTCTTTTTTAGTTTCTATCATCTTAGAAGTTTGGTGTTTCACCGTCTTTAGTTAAATAAATTGCTGCGACTCCGTACATCATCCATGGGTTGACGTATCGAAGAACTAATTGATGCGGCCCAAGGCTAAGAGTTTTTGTTGTAATCAGTTGCCAAACCATTCCAGAAAGAATCGGAACATTAAACTGATCAGGGGTATCCCCATCAACTTGTAGCGATAAAAAATTTGAGAAGGACGGCACGAAATTTTCAATAACCTCAGCCTTCACCCATAGGCGCCATATACCTGATGAATTAACATTAATTTGCCAAGCCGCTGTCGCACTCACACCTACCATAGGATTCCCTATATAGTCAGTATAGATAGCCCCTGGTGTGAAAGTGACTCCACAATGCACACAACATGGAAGAGAAGTCACCCACATTGGTATACGATTATCCGGAATATTAGTCGTACCGGGTGTCAGTATAGCTGTGCCACAAGAAATCACAATTATCCGAACCTCAAGCGCAGTTTCACCACCACTACCCGGAACCACCCCAGAAGGGAGAATTAACCCAGACTCGTCAACAGAAATCCCCGTCAACGATGTCGTATTCTGTGTTAAATTTATAGATATAGACAACGGCCTAATCACAATACTTCCATACCGAGTAGGCAACACGTATATTTCATAAGGGAGATAATCAACACCATCGAGTCCCAAGGTAATCTGTTCTCGATCAAACCTATAGAGCGAATAGTACCAGCACCCAATACTAATAATCGAAGAAATATCTGATACTAACCAATACCCATATCCGTTGGTATTCCAATTATCCTCTGTCCCCATATACTTCACTGCCATCAACGACCCGTCTGGCGTTATCGTGCCTGTAGCACAGTAACCAAACGTGTCCGTGCCTACTCCGCTCGGGATAGACCCTTGTTGTGGGTTGTGCATAAACTTACATACTTTTACCGCGTCCCCAGTATCAATATCCTCAGTAAAAAGAGTTGATACAGAATAATACTGCGCTTGATGCAGACCTGCCTGGTTATACCGCACAGTCCCAAACGTCGTAATATCCGGTATAAAAGACATCCCTGGAGAGTTCTCCCCAAAACTGGAAAGAGGATATAAGCTACCAGCAGCAACCACTGCTGGTACTTTTTCAAGATATCCTTCAATGGATACGCTTAATACCGAATCTTCAGCAAGATAAATAGGTGTTCGCACCATATACGCTGGATAGATAAAACCATTCCCATCCGGAGCAATCCCGATTACAGCACCAATTTCACGACAAAGATTAATAATGACATCAAGGAGTGTTGATGCTCCAACCGATTCATACTTTCCATCCTGAACAAGTATCCGCTTATAAATATAAAGCCGATTATAGGTCAAGTTCTTTTCAACACTATTAAGCCACTGCGACAAAGATACCGACCCATCCCAACCGGATGCCCCATGGGTACTGGTAGACCGAATTGGTTCACCTCGGTTCTGTAGAATAACAGAAGTCATATATCGGTTAAAATCACCCTCAACAATGTCTCCAACAGCACCAAACCACCGCAAGAGAGCGTGGAGTGCGCTCCGTAATTGTATCCAATCACCCACCACAGTTCCATCATCATATTGAGCATAAGGAACGCCAAAGACCTGCTGAAAAAGAGCAGCATCAACAGTGCCGTCGTTAGCCTTTATATCTCGGTCAGGGCGGATGAACGGTGTAAATACTGCGATTAACGTCCGAGATTCAAACGAGTAGCTCACCGACTTACGGTCAAGATTACCACAAAAAACCGGTTCACCCGCACGGCTAATAACAACCGACTTAACAGCATCACGGAAATACCGCATTGCATAAGCATCATGACCAAGCACCGCAAATTGTATTGTGGTCTCGCTGGGTAAAAAATATCCATACTCCCCATCAGAGTACTCACTCTCAATACCACATGAGATTATAATATCTTGAGATACATCAAGGTCGTAACGATCGGTGAATCCTTCGTCAAAGGAACTACCATCCAATGAAGGGACTGTACTGTCAACGGTAAGCGTGATAAGCGCCGAAACACCTGGTGTCAGCAAACTCCATGTATGGGTACCCATGTGTTATACTGGTAAAAAGTTAATATTTCGGTCAATCACCTCAATCGTGATATTGCGCCCCTGATAGAGGTTATCAAGGCGCTCCTCCACAATTTCTTCAGAATTCGTGCAAACCACCAAACGCGGAACATCTGTACTATTTATTACTGTGTCAGCAAAAAAGTTTCTTGCCCACACGTTCTTGTATGGAGCAAACAACCAGGTCTCAATCGCTGAGTTAAACCCATTACCCATACTGTTCGCTGCTTTAGGCGATAAAGTTATCACTGCAGTGCGTTTATAACCGATAATCCTTTCGATGTCAGCATATAATCCATTCCTGTACGGGAGTTTTATCACCTGCAGCCCAACACGGCAGCCGATAATCGGCATTTCAACTATATTATCAATAGCCCCGAGATGCGTTCCATAACCGAATTTCGCGACATAATATTCTCCAGTCAGATCCCCGTTGTCGGTGGCGAACTGCTGTACAGAGAACTTTAACTTTTGAACTCCTTCAGTAATATTTAAATTAAGTTGCGGCTTAACCGCATAAAAGTAGATCATCGTAGAAGCTTCATCTGGAAAGCCGAGCGTTACCTCTACATCAATCAATTCCCAAGCAAACAGGAGATTCAACTGAGTATCCGTAAACTCCACCAAATCAACAATAACTTCCTCGCGCACAGCGTACGGCATTACCTGCCCATTCTGGTGCATATAGGTTAATGGAGACTTCGTATATGTCCCCGGCTCAAACTGGGAGTACTCGAAGGTCTGCTTTTCTGAAGCATCGAACAACTTATTCCCCGTTGCCTGTTCAATACGTACCTTGCGTATCGGTTTAAGTAACTTCATTGATAGAACATTCTTCTTTGCATCTCAGCCACACTGATTTGCTTCTCGAAAATCATCTTAATCTCCCCTTTACCCAAGCTCGGCAAGAGCTGCATAAAGTATGCGAGGTACATCCGTATCTCCTCACCACCTCCCTCAGAGACATCTCTTTTGCGAGACAATTTGATGTCGTGCTCACCATTCTGCAAGCCAAACAGTGCTGCCATCTCCGAACTTCCTGTTTGAAGCCAGGTAATCTCAAGCCGGTCATTATAACCAAGCACCCGCCGTCCTCCCAGAGCAGTCTTAACGGTTATCGCTGCCGGCTCATCACATTCAATTCTACAGTACCCTATATCTTTATAAGGCCCAGCGCCCGAAAGTTGAATCTCGACCCTCCCCTCCCTGATAGGGATTACACGCGATGGATAGCGTCCAAGATTGTCGTAGATAGTCATAGCTTCCCCTAAAAAATATTAACTCAACGTATAGAACTTGTCGATCTTTTTTAAAGTCGCACAAAATGGAACCTCTCCTCCATATCGCGCCATCTGTTCAATCAAAACATCACTACCTGTAAAAATTACCTTGTGAACACCATCAATCTCAATCTGCAACATCAAGCACTTCCCAGACTTATTTTTACCAAACTTACTCTCAGTAACACGGAACCCAAGAACAACGATCTCCCTATTAATAACCTCATCAAGCTTAATCTTTGCCCCATCAAGAATATTCAGTGGATCCGCGAAATCAGAAAACCGTTTCATCATTTATTGCAAACCACTCATCACCGCATCAATGCAGCTCAACCGGTATGCGTTATATTCGATCCATTCCGCCGATGTCCTCGATAATGCCAGTTTTCCAAGTTGGCTTGCGTAGGAATATTTTTGCGTTATCATTGCATCAATGATAACCTTACAGTCAAGCTGATCCACTTCAAGGTAATCATACCGCCATCCAGCAACCTTATCCTCTACTGCCGGAACCTCAGTAATATTGTACCGGAACTGGTGCCGACCATTGACGTTCTCAACCACGATGGGCTTTGCATCACTAAATCCCTGCATATTTTCTCCTTAGATTATGAGTGTTTGCCCAAACAAACCACCCGTTATAAGCCGACATTGCGTTACAATTTCCTGCTCTATACTTTTGTTTGAAATTCCTGACAATCGATTTTCTGACCAACGTGTACCCATGGAAAAACCGATATCCTAAAAAATCAATTCCTCGTGCATCAACCGGAAAAACCTGCCAATTCCCTTTAACCTCAATTTTGAGTTTGCCTGAGAAATATTCATCAATTGCAACCCGTGACGCATGGAGCTCAGCTTTATCCGCACCAAGCAAAACAAGGTCATCGCAATACCTGAAATAGTACTTGACCTGCAACACCTCTTTAATCCAATGGTCAAAATCAGATAAATAAAAATTCGCAAAATACTGGCTTGAAAAATTCCCTATCGGCACACCTTTTGCACTATCAATAATCACATCAAGGAGCCAAAGCAGGTCATTATCTTTTACTTTTCTTCTCAACAAACCCTTCAGAACACCGTGATCAATCGACTGATAAAACTTCCGCACATCCATCTTGAGGCAATACCTTGTCTCATCGACATTTTCCAACGATTTTCTAATTCTCTTCACTCCATCATGTACGCCACGTCCGGGTAATGCTGCATACGTATCACGAATAAAACCTCGCATCCACATCAACTCCAACACATTCACAATGCAATGATGTATAATTCTATCAGGGAAGTAAGGGAGTTTCCATATCTCGCGCTCTTTCATCCCGTCATTTCTCATCATCACCACGTAAGGCGAATTGACGAACGTTTTAGCAACCAACATCTCCCGTATCAATCCGAAATACTTTTGATGATCCTTGTCAACCATCATCACTTCCTCGTAGTGCTTTTTCCCTCGGCGGGCACGGCAATGAGCAAGTTCAATATTTTCAAGAGAACAAAGCCGTTCCCATAATCTTCCTATCCGCTTCACGTGACCCTTTGAGCTTTCGTTAACCCTACCAGCACAACTTTACGGCCGTTTACTTTTTTGCCAAGAGGCAAGGACAATGTTGCAAATCTTCATGAAGCTGAGCTGCGACCCGATATACGTAGACGTAATCGAAGGCGTGTTATTCGAATTCCGATTAACGCCTCCCGCATTCGCACCATTGTTCGCGTTACCGCCAACCAGCAAACCGCGGAGACTGATACAGCGCAACACCATCCCAAAGAACAAAAAAACACAACGCATTCGGGCTGCTACGCAGCCTGGAAGCCGAGCCGCGACCCGATAGACGTAGACGAAATCGAAGGCGCGTGATACGAATACCGATGAACGCCCCCCGCAGACGCACCATCGGCCGCGCCACCGCCAACCAGCAAACCGCGGAGACCGATACCCGTAGTGATATAACTGTAGTCTCCTGACCAAGAACTGCTGTTTCCATTAGATATTGACGACAAGAACAGAGCAAGGCCGCTATTCGGTACTCCCTGATATCCGCTACTGCTTGGCAGGAGTACATCATGGCCCGCAAAGTCTTTAAGTGCGATGTATCCAGTCAAACTTACTTCACTATAGGGCGGACTTTGCTTGATCATCATCCTCACCGCAGACGGGATCTGCGCATCGATGAGACAATCAGGGATAGCCTTCCAGATATTTCCGAACTGATTTTCAACAAACAACATTCTTGAAACGGATGTCAAAAACCCAGTATTCACACTTACTGATTCACCTCGTAGGGGGTTGGACAATCCGCATCTCGCGATATACCCTGTATTCGACGCGTCTGAATCCCGTACCCAAGTACCACCAGACAATGTTGTTCGTCCTGTCCCGACGGAGAAATCAGTGTTGAGAGTACCATAAGCCGCAACATGTATCAGATAGTGCATAATCCACCACCACGTTTTTACACACGTCCATCCAGTTCCTCGGGCTGTGGCCAATGTCTGGAAATAAGCAGCGGACCCACCGGAAGCAACTCCCCATTCGTCCGTTCCCCTTGTCGTGATTGGCCACACAGGAGAAGCCGAATCACGTGGATCAGTGCTGATTGAGGAGAGTTTCATTGTCGATGGAACCCTGCTCGCTTCGTACATCCCGATATACGCAGGAACACCGGTTGGTGTCGCTGGGCTGATCGTGAATCCATCAAGCGCCTGATCTGAAAAATCAAGGATGTAATAGATACCAATAACCGCACAGCGGTAAAAGTGTACAGGCAGCCGCACCATAATCTGACCATTTCCACCAGTCCGATCAACGTTAGTGTCGTCGGTATGTCGGGTAACATCGAGCTTACTGATCTCTTTATACTCAACTCCGTCATCAGTCAAGACGACAGGGCATAACTGTTCAAGCACTTTCGATGCCCAATCACCGATATATTTCGATCCTTCCGATGATGACACCGGCATAAACTCCCCATCACCACGACGGGTAATCTCTCCGGTTATCGTGTTAAGCGCAATCCCAAACCATCCATACTTTAACCTTCTCGCTGTAGAGACAAATTCATTCCCCCAAAACGGTGTATCCCAAGCCATAATTACCTCCGGTATTTTTTTCTTAAAAAAGCCAATCGTTAAAGTATTACGCTGCTGAGATAATGAATCTACCAACAAGAAACCCCGTACGAATACCTGCATCCACAACAATCGCGATCATTAGCGAAGATGCTGCATACGTTGGCGAACCCGTTCCCTGCGCTAAATCAGCCATTTTGACTTGCCCACCGGAGGAATACTCAAAATAGAGGACTTTCGACGCATTAGCAGCAACAAAGAATTCCTGCGCATAAATATCGCAGATAGTGCGGTAAGTCAGAGAAAACGGCACATTATTTTCTTCAACCTGAGCCGACACCGGATAAGTAACATAATCGCCACCCGCAGGGATTTTCACATCACCTGGAGAGAAAATAACCTTTGGGAAAATCCGGTACTTGATAAAGCCATCATCCATAACGCTTTCGCGGTAGATAAGGAAAAATCGCTGATTGAGATTCTTAAGCAAAAACGCTTCCGGATCCTGATTGAATGTCAGATCGACAGTGCCATCAACCAAGATTGTTTTCTTTTTTATAATCGAATCAAGTTCATCTTTTGCTGTGGCAACCTTAAAAACTGGTTTATATGATTTTTCTCCAGTTGAGCTACCAAGCTTGTACGCGCATGATCCTGAGAACTGTTGCCCAGCGTTATAGGGGTCGTATCCGCCGGCCGTGAAGACAAGCGTGTCTTGATTGATAGGTACGATTGCTGCATCACTTTTTAAGGATGACATAAACCTTCCTGGAAGATTACCCCAATTATTTGCTAATGTTAATGCCATCTTTAAAATTTATTTAAGTTGTTTTTAAACTTGACAGTTATGCCTGTTTTACTCTTTGCTGTATTGCGAATGTTTGAACAAACCACCACACACCATTATCCCGCCCGAGGGACTGCTCCGAGACTGCGAAAAACTGTTTATTCCGCGATTCCGACCCTACCACCGCTGACCGTATCGTATCCATAATTACGTATGCACCGGTATGGGTACGCAGATTACGAGAGCCAATCACAATCTGAAACGATGGTCCCATCATTTGCCGGACAACTTCCGATCCATCAGGAACTGTGAAGTCCGCGCCTGAATAGTGCACCAACACAGCACTGGTACCTTTCAGGACATACGTATCAACATTGTCCGGATAGGCTTCAACCAGCACACCAGTACCGGAAAAGGATGCCGTCAAGGTATCAACTAACAATGTTTCCAGTTCAACAATCATTTGACTGACTTGTTAAGAAGCTCATCAGAGACAATCCAGAAGGGCGGGGTGATGGTTGCCTCTTTAACCTTGACCGCTTTAACTGTTGTATCGTAATACTCGACCCGCGTCGTTACCGGAACCACACCGCGCAACATTACCGACTGGCCGGCAAAAGTAAGTTCAACCGGCTTGCGCATCGAGAGCGACATACAGCCCGAAAGTGACAGCAGACCGATGAGCGCAACAATCAGGACTTTGAATGCGTTGCTTTCCATAACTCCGAGTTTTGAATTGTTTCAAGAACCTCATTTTGCTGTTCCGGAGTGGCCACACTCTCAGCCACCGTGGTTGCCGAGTACTCCGGAGTATTGATATTGACTTTCATTACCTCCAACGCCGTATCAGTAATAACAGGGCGGAACCACGCTACAATGCGGCCAAGAAATACCATGAGCGCCGTCAGCATCAGGACACCTTGTTTTTGGCGTTCCCGATGTTCACCGCCAACCAAGCGACAACCTTTTTCACATACCAGAGCACTGTCCCTTGTTTTGGCATCGGTACCAAAGCATCAAGTATAGACGCTCCGGCAATCACCACAGCAGGAACAATCACCGCTCCTGACGGCCCAAGTTTTTCCAAAATTGTACTCACATCCATAATCTTCCCATATTTTAAAATTGATAAAATCATTCGGTCGATCAATCGATCAATCGATCAACTCAAAGTGTACCAGATCATCAAACGTGTTATCAGCAAGTCTATTGTCACCATTCCAGTCGCCACCCCATCGGAGCGGAATCCCGCGAGATTTTGCCACACCAAGCACAAACCCTGCAAAAAGGGTGAACCGTTCACGATCATTCCAATCAATCGGAGATTGTGGCCGATCATAAGGCCCAACGTCAATAGCTTTACTCGGTACGGTATTGTGCTTGCTTTTTGGATACACGAGTTTTGAATTACCGGCAGCTACAGCCGCGTCTTGATCTACCTTATTCCTATGACCAACCAGAACAACGCAATCGAAGTCAGCTATCACTTCAGTAAAGAGATCCACTAACCTCTGATCACACTCCAAAAGCCGCTTTTGTGATATCTTTGAAAACTTTGCCATAAAACACCCTTTTAAAGACCACGTTAAAAACCAGAGAACCCATTAAAAACCCGTTTAAAACCGTTTAACTTTTGTTGCGACGGCTCATTCTACCTTTTACTCAATAATAACCGCTCCTGAACGTTCTGCCTGTTGCAGTAAACCCCGCAGGAAACTTTGCTGCAGGACTGATAAACTGGAATGTCGTCGGTTGATCAGCGTCCTCCACCGCCATTAGTGCATCGAGCACAATCTCCCTGCGCTGCATTGCCTGCATCCGCTTAACCGCCCCTTTGTACAGCTCAAGAATCTTGTCGGGGAGGTTAGCCCCGTCACGCTGCTTGTAGAGCTGGTAGTGCATCAACTCCAAAAGCGTCTGCCGTACAAGCAAGTCAACCGGAGCTGTCAGTGGCAGGGTATAAATCCCACGGATATAACCATACAATTCGCCAACCGCTGTGAGTTCGATCGATTCAACCAGCGAGTTACTCACTTCTTTGCCAAAGAACTCCCCACTCTCCTGATCCTCCCCACTCACCCAAGGGGCGAGCTGTTGCAGAATGGGGAGTGAGGTTTCTGCGATAATATTATCAAGCGTCAGATAAAGCATTGCTTACGCCAGTTTAACGCCGGTGAGTGCCGAAATACATTTGTTATGAAACAGTACCGGCACAAAATCACCCTCAAACGTTACCCTGTACTTCTCTCCTTGTTTTGAGAGGAATGCATTATACCCGATGTTCGTACCAACAGATAACTGGTCAGCCTCTCCGATACTCAGTATGTAGATCGAACTGCACGTTGTGCCTGAACCAACTGTTTCACTGAAAGGCAGAATCTCTGCACCTGCAGAAGTTCTGCCCATCGGTACAATCGGTATGCCATTGTAGTAGGGAATTCTAACCCCTACCTGTTGCTGGCCTTCCGGTACAGTGAACGCCTCTTTGTACACATTCGTAATCCTGCTCAGTAGCTTCGAGTTCATCATTATGACGTTTGGACCACCAAGGCAGTAAGATATGGCTGTATCCAAAGCCTCAAAGAACGCCTGCTGCAAAGCCCTGTTTGTATCCGAGTTACCCGGCGGGATTACCGCGCCATTGGTTGCCAGCGATACTTTCTGCCCAACTGGGCAAAGGGTTGCAATACCATCCCACATGGATGTCGATGCCGTTCCGGCGACAAACCTTTCTGCGAAGTTCCACGCCTGGTACCGTGCAAGAGATTTCAGCACCCTGTCAGCAAAATCAGTAAGGTTCTTGCCTCTACGCTGTTCCGCCTGATCGATCGTTTTACTGTCACCGAAAATCTTCAGCGCCGGAGCTACCCAGTCGCCGCTCTCATTCCCTGCCGTAAATTCAACGCCTTTCACCCTGCCAACACCGCCAGACGCGTCACTTTGCCGCTGCACATACGCTGCATCGCCAACCATGTCGTAAAACTCAAGGAATTGGATCAGCGGGTGCGACTGTATAAAGGTCTCAACACCAACTCTCGTCATCTCTGGCATATAAGTATCAGCCACTGCTGGTACCCTCGCCGATATTTCTCTCAGTTTCATCTGTTTCCTCGCTTTGATTAATAAGAGTTAGTCGCCGGTTACGGCTGAAATTTCTGCCCTGAGTTTTTTGCTGCGTTCATCCCCCGGCTCACCATCAGCCGACCGGCCAAACGTCGCTACCGAGCCATCCGCAGGCTGCACCACCGGCATTATTGATAACAAATCCTTAAACGGTTTCAGCGGGTCAGCTCCCACACCAAACGTTGCATCAGCAGGCACCAGACCTTCAGCAATCAAGCGTAAAGCATCCTTGTTTTTGTCGGTAACTTTACCTGAATTTTCAGGCGCACTGAACACAGCATCAATCGCCGCTGTTCGTTGAGCTCCTGCACTCACGGCCACAATCCCCGCCAGTCTTGCGTTTTCGGCTTTCAGCCGATCCATTTCCTGTTTTTCTGCTTCTGTCATTGTGTTAATTATTGCATTCGTTGTTGAGAAACTTGCTGCGAAAGCGCAGACACCACCATCCTGACCACCACGATTATCTTCTTCTGCCTGAGGAATAAGGTTATCAATCTCCCACGTCGGCAGAACCTTGTCGGCAGCCTCAACGCCAAACTTCTCGATAAAGAAGTCTCTGACGTTCCGAAACAGACCCCCGACGTAAGGCATACGCCACTCATCACGCCCAAAGAGCGCCTCCGCCTCAAACACCGCATACTCAAAGCCGGGCTGATCTCCCTCGCCAAAAGTGGCGCTATTGAGTTCATCCACCGCTGCTTCTGTCACCAAACCTATATGCCGAATAACCATCTCCGGCATCTTGATCTTTACCGAGACCTTACTGTATCCAGCCTTGCGATATCGTTCAAGCGCTTCCGTACTGAACGTCGCTGAACCGTCGTCTATCAAAATCACCCGCTTGTCGCCCTCACCCTGACGGACAAGAGCTGAGCGGGCAAGGAGCCCCACCACGGGCAAATCATTTTCAGGATGGCCAATCACCAGCGGAATCATTTCCGGACTACTGACCATTGATGCCGTAAAGACCGCATCAACATCTTCAGCCGTCCATACCTTTTTCGGGTGTGGCGTCCGATGAGTTCCGGACATAAAAAGAGGTTTAAGCATGTAATTATTATTCACTGTTTATTCATTCACTGTAAAGACAATCCCGACACTGAAAAGCCCGATTTATCAACCAATTCAAAGAGTTTACCATAAAAGTTTACTGCCACTTTCATCACACGTTTGGGAAGTTATCCGGTCTTTTGATGGGTATATTCATTTTTTAGCAACAACAAGAGCCGCTTTTTATGCAGGATTTCAACTTTGGAGACCCAAACCAACTCGCCGCACAACTTGGTATTGCTGTGCTCCTCTTTTTCGCACTGCTTGCTCTTTCCATCATTATGCTCTGGTATATCAGGACTGATGCCAAAAAGTGGGAACAGCGAGAGCGCAACACCACAGCCGTCTATCAAAGCATCATCGACCAGATATCTAAGAGTAGGGACAAGGACTTTGACTTACTCAAAGCGGCGCTTGATGATAACCGCGGGCAGATAAGCATCCTTCGTGGTGTGGTAGAGCGTCTGCGGTCGATGCAGACTGAAAGCAATAATCATCGAGAGACTAACGACCAGGCATTTCGCGACCTCTTCACAAAAATCTCCGGAATCCTTGAGAATCGTTGTATCCATCAACTCAAACACACCTCCGAAAAATGAGTGCTGAATTACGTTTGAAACGCAAAGGGCAATTGCTGACAATGCAAGAGAATCGGCGCAAAATTGTAACCGAGGCAGGAAACGCACTGACCGTCCTGCAAATGAAAGCCGACCCTTACACGGATATCGACCTCCTTGATACTGAAGCCATTAAACAGGCGGCAGAAGACCTTGACAATGCGGTCAGGGCACTTCGAGGACTGAACACCACAATCACTCAAGTCAATAACGAACTCTATGGCTAAGAAAGCTGCATTGTACGCCGATGCCGAGCGGCTCTACGTCAATGATCAGCTCACGCTCGAAGCCATTGCCTCAAAACTGGGGTGTGGCGTCCGCACGCTCACCAACTGGAAAGCTGACGGCAACTGGGACGGCAAACGTCAAGGATTTATAGAACTTGAAACCTCCCTGCACGGTGATCTGTACCGGCTTGCCCAGCTCCTCACCCGCAAAAACCTCAGCTCACTTGAAGCCGGTGAAGCCGTTGATGCCCGGGCAATGAGTGTTGCTTTCCGCGCCATTGCTGTGGTCAAAAACACCGTTGAGTATGAGGATGCTGAAATAGCTCCAAAGCAGAAGGAACCGAAACGAGGCCTCTCCGAAGAGACCATCCGCCAGATTGAAGAAGAAGTGCTTGGACTTCGCCGCTCATGAGCAACCCGAACCTTAGCAAATACTTTCTGCCTTATCAGATCGCCTGGCTGCTCGATGACAGCCCTTTCAAGATATGGGAGAAAACCCGCCGTGGCGGTATGACCTACGTCCAAAGCTACGAAGACGTTCGTGATGCCGTGGCCGGTCGCTGGGATGTCTGGTTCTCATCCGCCGATGAAACCGCCGCCCGTGAATATATTCTCTACTGCGAACGTTGGGCAAAGCTCTTCAAAATGGCCGCCCAGCAGTTCAACGAAACCGTTTTTGAGGACACCGGCAAGCCGATCGCCGTCTTCAGCATCCGTTTCACCAACGGCAAGCGCATCACAGCCCTCAGCTCGTCACCGTCGCAGTTTCGGTCAAAGGGCGGAAAAGTAGTGCTCGATGAGTTTGCCTGGCACAAAGATCAGGCAGGCATGTGGGCAGCCGCTGAACCGGTAACCACTTGGGGTTTTCCACTCAGGATCATCAGCACCCATAACGGCAAAGGATGCACCTTCTACAAGCTCATCGACAAGGCTGATGAAATTGGTGCCGTCGTTCACAAGACCTCTATTTTCGATGCGGTAGAGGATGGCCTTGTTGACAAGATTGTCCAGCATAAAACCACCATTGAAGAACGCGCTGCCTGGCTTGAATCGAAGCGGAGAAAAGTAGGTCCTACTGTTTGGGCGCAGGAGTACTGCTGTGAACCGATTGATGAAAGCACCGCGTTTCTCTCTTATGATTTGATAGACAAGTCAAGCGAAAAGGAACTCTGGCGTTCACTTGAAGAGATTCAGAACTACTTCGTGCTCGGTATGGATATTGCCCGCCGTCGTAACCTTTCTGTTATCTGGATAGCTGAAATCATTGAGCGCCGGAAGTACACCCGTATCATCGAACCGATGGAGAACACGCCATTCCGGACACAGTACAAGACGCTTGAAACCTTTCTCAAGCACCCGCTCTGCTTTCGTGCATGCATTGACAGAACCGGTATGGGTGAACAGATCGCCGAAGATGCCCAGACAGATTACGGAACCTACAGGGTTGAAGCCGTAGGCTTTACCGCACCGGTGAAAAGCTCAATGGCTGAATCACTGAAAACGCAGATGGAAGACCGCGATTTCCTTGTCCCTTCAGATGGCAAGCTTGCCGACACCATCCGCGAAGATCTGCACAGTATGCAGCAAATCGTCTCAGATGCCGGAAACATGCGGTTCAACCCCGGCGAGAATGAAGAAAACCCAAATAGCCACGCTGACTACTTCTGGGGAGCAGCGCTCTGCAACGCCGCAGCAGGGAACGTCACCCTTGGAAAGCCACAAGTAACAACCATGTCGGCAGAAGAACACCTCAAGAGCGACCGCCGCAAGCCGGGCAACCGAAAACTTTTATCAGGATACAGGAGATCATAATGCTTTACGACGCAAAAGGCCGCAAGATAACCAGCAAGGCGCAACGCTTCATTGAAGTCGCTACGCGGCAGTCCGCTAACGGTGAATTCATTGGTTCCATCAACCGCCTGCCAAACCCGAGCATCATCCTCAACTCCCGCGCCGATACCATTGCCGTGTTCGACAAGGTTGCTGAGCAGATTGATATTGCTGCTGCCATCAACGACTACCGCGCCGGTGTGGCAAGTATGGAGTTCAACGTACAGAGTGACCTCGAAAACAGCAAAAGGGCAGCCTTCTTTCTCGAGTACCTCGACAGTATCGACCTTCCCGACCTTATCGAACAGGCGCTTGAAGCCCGTGATTACGGCTACACCGTACTGGAAATCACCCGATGGAAAACCTTTCAGGGCAAGACCGTACCGGGAACCCTTGAGGCGAAACCGCAACGCTGGTTCGGCTACGATCAGCTTGGAGCATTGCGATTCTATACTAAGGACCAGCCCAACGAAGGAGTTGACGTGCACGCCAAATGGCCGAACAAGTTCATCAATCCGCGCCACCGGTCACGCTACGCCAACCCTTACGGCAAAGGCCTCCTTGATCTTGCCTACTGGCACGCCGTCGCCCTCAATGGCAACTTTGAATTTATGATGACCTTTCTCGAAGAGGATGGCCGCGACAAGTGGGTAGTCCGCCACCCGCGCAACGCCACCAGTGAGGAGATCAACAACGCCTTGAATATGGCTTTTGAACTCCGCAACAACGGTGTGGCCGCCATTCCTGAAGGCAACGAGTTCGACAAAAAAGACGTGACCGGCAGGGCAAGCAGCAGCGATGCCTACACCAAGGCCGATGAACTCCTGAGCCGTAAGATTCTCAAGCTCTGGTACGGCACAGACCTCATGATGCAGGTAGAAGGTAAAGGAGGGTACAGCAGCAGCCAGAGCGGTATCCAGCTCAGGGGCGAAGCCCTCAGCAGCGGAAAGCGCATTGTGCAGCAGGTAATGCACGAGCTGTTTCGTATCTGCTCAGAAATCAACACCTTGCCCGGAAGCGACGATGAAACCATAACCTTTATTCTTACTCATGACGAAGAAATCAGCAAAGAAGAGGCTGAACGCGACAACATTTACGCAACAATGCCGGGCTTCAAGCCGACACAAAAGTTCTTCCTCAACCGTGGCTTTCAGGAAGACGAGTTTGTATTTACCGCGCCGGTTGATCAGGCGCAACCATCGCAACCAACGGCTTTGGGGAGTCAACTACCTGCTTCCGCCACCTTCGCCACTGAAGCGCCGCCGGTTGACCTCCTCAAAGCCTACGACCTGTTAAAAAAAAAGCCCTGACCGGCACGGCTGATGCGATTCTTGACCCTCAGCCCGACAACGATTTCATCAACGCTTTCTCAGAATCATTCACCCTTGAACTCAATAACGCCTGGGCTGATGGCCTTGCCGATACTGACCGACTTGCTAAAGAGGCCGACCCATCATTCAACGCAGCAACCTTTGCCGCTGAAATCTCTATTCCTGAAACACTCAGCTACGGCAACGAGAGCGCAGCCGCGTTTCACTCGTTCAAGGGATTTGCAGCAGCGCTCATTGAAAACGAACGGGTTAGCGATGCCCTCAAGCAAAGCCTTACTGAAGCATTGGCCAATGGCAGCAGCTTTGATGACTGGAAAACCACCATTGACGAACAGTTCGACAAGCTTGGCGTTTCACGGCTCTCCTCATTCAGGCTCGAAACTATCTACCGCACCGAAAGCGCTATCTCTTTTGGTGGCGCACAGTTCGCACGCTTGCAAGGTATCAAAACCAACTTCCCCTTCTGGGAATACAGCGCCATTCTCGACCAGCGCACCCGGCCAAGTCACCGCGCCCTTGACGGTAAAATCTTTCTCGCCACCGACAGTCAGTTCTGGCCGCCCCTCGGTTTCCGTTGCCGCTGTACCGTTATCCTTATCAGTAAAGCGCAGGCAGAGCGCCGAGGTATTACAAAGCCCGACACCATCACCCCTGAAATGCGGGGGAACCTGCAAAATGCCGAGTTCATTGGCGACAAAATCGGCAGTTATAACGACTGGCTCAAAGAGCAGCAGCGGGGGATGAGCTCCGCAGCTTTAAACCTTCTTCAACAAGCTTTTGATAACCTCTTAAATGACCTGTTAAATGCCAACTGACACGACAACGAAAACGTGTGACAAGCTGATGAGCCAACTCAAAATTGAGCAACAAAAAGAGCTGTGCATAACAACGCTTGGCGGTGACTCCCTGCACGAAGTAACCTCCAACGCCAATGCTCTGCTCAATAAAGCGTCACGGGAGACCATCATTTCCGCTCTGCAGAAAATCGAGGGCATCAAAGGCAAAGTCTATGCCGCCGTGTCCATTGTTGGAGCCACGCCTCCAGCCTATGCAGGGATTCCTGAATCACTGCTCTCATCCTATGCCACCATCGAAGAAGTAGCCGTCTGGTACGATCAGGTTATCAAAACCAGCTTTGCAAACGGCACCAAATATCAGCCCTTACCATCACATGACGAAGCTTGGCAGACCTTTGCCCGAGTACGCACCGAACTGACGGGCAAGCGCTTCGATGCCGAGCGGTGGCTCTATACCTTGCGTGACAAACCAGACATGAGTAACGATGAAATTATTCTTGCTGCCCGCTGGGGATTCTGGGGAGACCTTACCATCACCATCAAGCGCAGGCTCTTTAACCTGCTCCCGTCCGCTACCCGCCTTGCCATCCGCTCCGCAAACCTTGGAACAACGCGGGCAATGCAAGCCGTCGAAGACTTCTACAACAACCCGGCAACCATAACAAGATAATGGCCGACCACCTTTCAATATCGCTTGAGGGATTACAGGCGTTTGAGCAGTCCATCAGCAACTTTTCCGCAAAGCTTGCTGTGGTGATAGAGAGCAAAGCCATCAAAACGAGTGTTGGTGAGCTGCTTATTGCCCGTGCAAGGCGTACCATCAAAGAGGGAGGCACCGGACTGCCGGGAGGATGGAAACCCATCAAAGAGCGCACCATCAACGACCGCTGGGCGCTTGAGCAGAAAAAGAAGCCTGCAAACCGCGTCAACAAGGCAGGCATTGTCAGCAATGCACCCTTGCAGCGTACCGGCATCGGGTTACAAAGCCTCAATTACAAACTCACGCCCGACGGGCTCTCACTCAGCGCCGTCAAGTATATGGGATACCAGCAGACCGGCACCAAGCCCTACACCATCTACCCAAAGAGCAAGAAGGCACTTGCCATCCCCGGCCTCGGCGTGTTCAAGCACGTCAATCACCCTGGCATTCCGGCACGGCCTTTCTTTGTGGTCTTGCCAGAGGATATTGAGGATATCAAAGGGATGATTCTTGAGGATATCAAGAAAATGGTGTGAAAGCAAAAGCCCCGCTGTTACGGGGCTTTTAGCTGTAGGTTAATCCTGGTTGGGAATCATACTCTCAAGAGAATGCTCCACTCCAGAAAGTTTGTCTCTGATATAGTCAATCAAGACCCAATAACTCTCTGTGTTTGAATGAATTTGAGGATTGCATATCGCATCCCGTAAGGTATCGACGAGAAGCTTGCTCTCTAACACCTGGTCAAACATTTCGGCAATTGTCATAGTGCCACCTCCTTGCCGGAAAGCCTGATCACCATCTTTTCAAGCGCAGCCGCATAGCCTTTCCAGTAAGAGGCGTCTTGATCTTCAGTCACCGGAACAATTTTTTTCCGTTGAGCTTTTGATGAACCTGAAAAGGTCGGTAATAGTGGCGCAGGCATTCCCGTAGAACCTTGCACTCCATCAACTCTATCGAGAAATGCTTGGTAAATGAGTGCCTGTAAATGAACATCGAGATACCCTGCATACGCGAGGGCGATTTCCCTAATTGCGAAGGTACCTCCACCAGCTCCACCAATAGAATAAATCACCGAACCGTCCTTATTCCGGGCGGTTCCAGATATCAAACCGTCCTTAATAAGTACGGTTCCCTCTGTTTGATAGTGGTTGATAATTTCTTTTGCCTGAACAAAACCTCTCCATTTTCGAGGGTTTTTGTTGCCCGGCTTTTCAGCGGCATACCAAAGATCATTAAGGCAGATAAAGTTTCGCTCATCCTTGCGGATCGAGACGCCATTGATGGCAAGTAAGATGTGTTGCATGGCTTGTTGAATTTAGCATTAAAAAAATGAGCCAAGATTTGCTAATGCTCAACAAAGCACCCCACCCCTCACGGAAGCAGGAATCTTGACTCGAATCCGTACAACGCAAAAAACCGCGTTCAGAAGCGGGGCATGTTGATATTAGCACCCGCAACTTACGCAATAATTTTTACTCCTTCAAAGAACTATTTTTGCATTATCAATCAAGCTTCGACTGGCAGTGTTTGCACACAATCGCCTCTGCAAGAATAGACTCCTTGCAGAACGGGCAAACTTTCATCTTCCCCTGTTCCACAAACCCTGCGGTTTGCTTGCTCGATAGAAGAGCAATAACGACACCAATCGGCCCAAGAAAAAAACCTGTCGCAAACCATTTCCCATTAGCTGACTTGGGATGACCCTTCCCCTCGGCAATTGCAATAGCGACCATCCCGCAAACCAATCCAACAATTGCTGACATAAAAACAAACTCCATGGTGGTTCTCCTTTTTCGTTAATTATCACCCAAACAACGACTGCTGATGCCGCTCTTCAGGCTTTGGTTTATTGTACATCGCCTTCACGTAATTGTTTATCGTACTGGTCGTAACCCCAAGCTCAAGCGCAAGATCATTGTGATTATTGCCGGTGAAGTAGGTTTCGACGTGCCACTTGCGGTATGCCGTGCTTTTTGGAATATACAGCTTTAACCCGCCCAACTTCAGCATCATTTTTCTGGCAACAGCCGCCCCAAGCTCATGAGCAACCAAGCGCATATCGCCCGGAGGGATACCTGCAAACTGCGACTGATCAGACGCATTATGTCGAGTCATCCGCTTCACGCGTTCTGCTGGTATTTCATTGCCTGCAAAATCATAGCCTCAAGCGCCCGTTTGATAGCGCCAACTTTATCGCGCACAATCCACTCCGGCGACCCGATGTTGAACCGATTCTTCAGCCACACACTGTACGCATCAAGCGCTGCCTTCCGGTTAGGCTGAAACGTCACCTGCATCCACATTGCCTCAAGCATACGCAACTGCTTTTCCGTTGCCATATCCTCATGACGATTCCCAAGACCGCTATACGGCTTCGCCTTTGCAGCCGCCTTAAACTGCGCCTTCTCAGGGATTTTATCAACAATCCCCTGCAGAAAATCACAAACTGCACGAGCCTCAAGAATCGTCAAATCCTTACAGCTCTCAACATTATAGCCACCCAGCATCGCCCTGTACTGCTCATCAGACACGCCGGCAAGACCTTGCAGCGTCTTGATCCGCTTAATCAGCATCGGCGGCAAGGTTACTTTCTTCAGTTCAGGCATGAGTTTCCTCCTTCTTTTTCGGATACGCCAAATCCATAAGATTCCCGTGTTCAACCCAAAGTTTATCAAGCTGCTCGTTCAGCTCAAACCATATCTTCCGATACCCTGAAGACGACCGGTTCAAACTCTCTATCGCCTTCATCGTCTTATCAATCGCTTCCTGCTTTAGCCGTAACAAGCTATCAATCAAAAGCTTATCAAGCGTTAAGCCTCGATTAAAACCCGGCTGAATCTGAATCAGCACCAAATCAACCAGTGCTGATTTCGTCAACCGGTTCAATATCTTTCTTCTTTCAAGATCATCCATAACATCCCCGTTTCCCGTAGGGGCGTATTGCAATACGCCCCTACACGTTCTCAATATTTCCCTGTGCTCCCGGCAGGACTCGAACCTGCATTGACCCAATTCCGCCACGGGAACAACCGTAGGGGCGTATAGCAATACGCCCCTACGCATCAATACACCTCTTCCAAACTCTCAACCTTCGCCTTCATCCCCTCTTCAATATCCTCATCCTTCACATCTCCCGACATAACAAGCAGATTAACCATGGTCAGCAGGTTGCCAATCTCCCTGCCAAGCCGTTGCTTATTCGTGAACTCCTGCCCCTTCAGCTTGTCTTTAATGCCAAATCGCA